AGATTAATTATTAACATGGCTCCTCGGCATACTAAGAGTGAGTTTGCCAGTTACCTGTTGCCGTCGTGGTTTTTGGGTAAGTTTCCTAATAAGAAGGTGATCCAGTGTTCTAACACGGCTGATCTTGCTGTTGGATTTGGTAGGAAGGTTAGGAACTTGGTAGACAGTGAGCAGTATGCAAAGATCTTTCCTAATGTTTCTTTACGGCAAGATTCAAAAGCTGCCGGTAGGTGGGCTACTAATGGCGGCGGAGAGTACTTTGCTATTGGCGTGGGAGGAACTGTTACCGGGAAAGGTGCGGATCTATTGATTATTGACGATCCCCACTCTGAACAGGAAGCTGCACTGGCACAGGGAGACCCGACTGTCTTTGATAAGATTTATGAATGGTACACCTCTGGCCCTAGACAGCGACTTCAGCCGGGGGGTACTATTGTTGTCGTGATGACCCGCTGGTCGGAGAAAGACCTGACTGGTAGGATCATCAAGGATGCAGCAAGTAGAGATAAAGGTGAAGAGTGGGAGGTTATAGAACTACCTGCGATCATGCCTAGTGGTAATCCCTTATGGCCAGAGTTTTGGAGTTTAGAAGAACTGTCTGCTTTGAGGGATGAGTTGCCTCCTAGTAAGTGGAATGCTCAGTATCAGCAGACTCCTACGGGAGAAGAGGGTGCGATTGTTAAACGAGAGTGGTGGAAGGTGTGGGAGCATGAAGATCCTCCTAAGTGTGAATTTTTAATACAGAGTTGGGATACGGCTTTTACTAAGAATGAGCGATCAGACTATTCCGCCTGCGTGACCCTTGGGGTATTTCACATGAATGAGAACCCCGAGGATGTGAATATTATTTTGCTGGATGCTTTTCAAAAAAGGATGGAGTTTCCTGAATTGAAAGAGAAAGCCTATAACCACTATAAAGATTGGGAGCCGGATGCTTTTGTTGTGGAGGCTAAGGCTGCTGGTGCTCCACTAATTTTTGAACTCCGGCGAATGGGGATTGTGGTGAGTGAATATACGCCGTCTAGAGGTAATGATAAATTTGTGCGACTAAATTCGGTGACTGATTTGTTCAAGTCGGGTAAAGTATGGGCACCTGATACGAGGTGGGCGCACGAGTTGGTTGAGCAGATGGCTGCGTTTCCGAATGCAGACCATGATGACTTGGTTGATGCTTGTGTACAAGCTTTGATTCGTTTCAGACAAGGTGGATTTTTGCGGCTTGAATCTGACGAGCGCGAAGATCTAGTCGGCTTTAGAAAGAAGCACGTTTACTATTGAGGCTCTCATGGAAAAATCTTTATACGAAATGCCACAAGGCATTGACTCTCTGACACCTGATATTGAAATCGAGGTCGAGGATCCTAAGTCTATGTCTATTGAGATAGATGGGATTGAGATTGACTTATCTCCGCCGTCTGGGAAAGAAGACAATTTTGACGATAACTTGGCTGAGTTCATGGATGACAGTGAACTGGCTGCTTTGGGTTCGGATTTAATCGAAGATGTATCTAGTGACATTTCAAGTCGTAAGGACTGGGTAGAGATGTACGTTAAGGGTCTAGATGTTTTGGGGATGAAGTATGAAGAACGAACAGAACCTTGGAGTGGAGCCTGTGGAGTTTACTCTACGATTCTTACTGAGGCGGCGGTTCGGTTTCAGAGTGAAACGATTATTGAAACGTTCCCTGCGGCGGGGCCAGTCAAAACGGAAATTATTGGTGCAATTGACCGTCTTAAAACTGAAGCGGCTGCTCGCGTTCAGGAGGACATGAATTACAAGTTGACTGAGGAGATGCCTGAGTATCGTCCTGAGCATGAGAGGATGTTGTTTAATTTAGGCTTAGCTGGTTCGGCTTTTAAGAAAGTTTACTACGACCCTAACCTTGGCCGTCAGACTTCTGTCTATGTTCCGGCTGAAGATGTGATTATTCCTTATGGCTCTAGTGGAGCTAGGACTGCTGAACGTGTGACTCATATCATGCGTAAGTCTAAGAATGAAATCAGAAAACTACAAGTTGCAGGTTTCTATACAGACATAGATCTGGGAGAGCCAACTAATCTACACACAGACGTAGAGAAAAAGAAAGCGGATGAGCAGGGTTATTCCGTAACTGACGATGACCGCTATCAGATCTATGAGATTCAGGTAGATATTGAGTTACCCGGATATGAAGACGAAGACGGGATTGCTTTACCTTACATCATTACGATTGATGTAGGTACAACTAAGATTCTGTCTATTTATAGGAATTGGAATGAACAAGATGAGAAGAAACTTAAGCGCCAGCATTTTGTCCAATATGATTATGTACCCGGCTTTGGTGCTTATGGCTTTGGTTTCATACATCTTATTGGTGGTTACGCCCGAGCCGGCACATCTCTTATTAGGCAACTTGTTGATGCTGGCACGTTAAGCAACTTACCCGGCGGCTTAAAGTCTCGTGGTCTAAGACTTAACAAAGGTGACGACACACCTATTGCTCCGGGAGAGTTTAGGGATGTAGACATTCCTAGCGGCTCGATCAAAGACAACATCATGACGCTTCCTTATAAGGAGCCGTCACAAGTTTTGTCTGGATTGCTAGATAAGATCAACGATGAAGGTCGCCGTTTAGGATCTATTGCTGATATGAACATCAGCGATATGTCTGCTAATGCTCCTGTTGGAACTACGCTGGCTTTACTAGAGCGCCAGCTAAAAACAATGTCTGCGGTGCAGGCTCGCGTTCACTTCTCAATGAAGCAAGAGTTTAAATTACTCAAAGCTATTATTAGAGATTACGCTCCTACAGAGTATGAGTACGAACCTTCTTCTGGCACTAAGATGGCCAAGCAAGAAGACTATGACATGGTGGATGTTATTCCAGTGTCAGATCCTAATAGCTCAACGATGGCTCAAAGGATTATGCAGTATCAAGCTGTGATGCAAATGGCGCAGCAAGCTCCGCAAATCTATAACTTGCCTAACCTTCATAGACAGATGATTGAGGTTTTGGGTATTAAGAACGGCGATAAGTTGGTACCAACTCCTGACGATGAACAGCCAAGAGATCCTATCTCTGAAAATATGGCGTTCTTGAAGGGTGAACCTACTAAAGCGTTCATCTATCAAGATCAAGATGCTCACATTGCGGCTCATACAACCTTTATGAAGGATCCGATGATTGCTGCAACGATGGGACAGAACCCTATGGCTCAGCAAATGATGGCTGCTATCCAAGCACACATTGCGGAGCACTTAGGATTCTTGTACAGACGCAAGATTGAAGAGCAAATGGGTGTTCCACTTCCTCCGCCAGACCAAAGATTGCCAGAAGATGTGGAAGTTCAGTTGTCAAAGCTCATTGCAGAGGCAAGTGCCCAGCTTTTACAGACCAATATGGCTCAAGCCCAGCAGCAACAGGCTCAACAACAGGCGCAAGACCCGCTTATTCAGATGCAACAGGCTGAATTGCAGATCAAAGCCGAGGAAGTTAAGCGTAAATCCGCAAAAGATCAGGCTGACATGGCTCTGGCGCAGGCTAGATTGGCTATTGATGCTGAAAGAATCAAGGCAGAGAGCCAAAGAGAGGCTATGAGACTGCAATCCCAACAGAAACAGACCGAACAGAAGCTTAAAGCTGATGTTATTACCAAAATGACGCGAGGCTAAATGAATAAACCGCTAGTTTCCCTACTAATGGCTGCGTATAACAACGTGGCTTACATTAAAAACGCTATAGATAGCGCAAAAAAGCAGACTTATAAGAATTGGGAATTGATAATTCTTGATGATGGGTCTGATGATGGCACTTGGGAGCTAGCGGAGGTCTTATCTAAGGGCGATAAACGCATAAAAGTACACAAAAACCCCGTAAATATTGGCTATAACAGCACAATGTTGGCGCTTTCTAAGCTTGCAAAAGGGGACTTTTATGCTCATTTTGACAGCGATGACATGCTGGAAAGGTATGCCATTGAGGAGATGATGCTGGCTTTTGACCAGCTACCAGACGTTAAGTTTATTTATTCAGACTTTGCCCAGATAGGTAAGAAGGGTGAGGTCGAGCACTATTCCCCAAGTCCTACATTTGATCCCAATAAATTACATCAACATGGCTGGCGGCATTTTGGAATGTACCGCTCAGATGTAATGCAGCATATTCATGGTTATAACGAGAAGATAGCTAGTACTAATGGATGTGCAGATGGCGATTTGTTTATGCAAATTGTTGAGAAGTTTCCTGCGGCACGATTACCTAAAGTGCTTTATCTATATAGAAACCACGGAAACAACATTAGTACAAAGAATGCTAAGTGCGAAGCATGTCCATTAAGGATGGATTGCAACTTTGCACGAGTATGGTGTAAGTCGGCTAATTACGACATTACTACTTTTAAACCAATAGAGGTGCAACATGGAATTGAAGATATTCGACATCCTGAACCAGCGAATAAATGAGCGGTTACAGGAATTAAACAGGTCTTTGAGTGACGGCGTAGCTAAAGACTACGCTGATTACAAGGGAATGTGCGGAGTAATTAAGGGTCTACAAACCGCGCAGTATGAGTTAAATGACCTTTTAAGAAAAATTAAGGATGATGACGATGAGTGAATTTGATGTGTCTGCTGTTGATCTTTCTGGACTTTTAAATAAGAACCCAGAAGAAAAAGCACGACAAGTGCCCGATCCCGCTACTTACCATATTCTTTGTATGCTTCCCAAAGCAGAAGATGAATATAGCGAAACTGGCATTTTAAAATCTGCGACTGCAATACACCATGAAGAATTGCTTTCTCCCGTCTTGTTTGTGGCCAAGATTGGCCCAGACGCTTTCAAAGACGAAAAACGATTTCCTTCAGGAGCGTCTTGCAAAGTTGGAGACTTCATCATTACGCGGCCTAATACTGGGACACGTATGAAAATCCACGGTACCGAGTGGCGACTAATCAACGATGACAGCGTTGAAGCGGTTGTTCAGGATCCCCGTGGCATCCAGCGACCTAACTTTTAAGGAGTAATTCATGGCCGATATTGAGCAAAAAGAATACGCTTTTCCTGACGAAGTTGACAAAAAAACAACAGTTCAGGAAGACGATGGCGGTGTAGATGTAGAGATTCAAACCTCTACAAAAGAAACAAAATCTACTCAATCTAATGACGACGATGAAATTGAAAAGTACGACGACAAAGTTAAGAAGCGTATAGCTGACTTACAGTCTGGTTTTCATAATGAGCGTCGCCGTGCTGAAGAAGCTGCAAGAGAGCGGGAAGAGGCTATTGCCTTTGCCCAATCTGTAGCTGAAGAGAATAAAAAACTCAAGGGTTCATTATCTGAGGGGCAGTCAGCATTATTAGAGCAGGCTAAAAAGGTAGTATCTAATGAGGTAGATGAAGCCAAGCGGCGTTATAAAAATGCTTATGAATCAGGTGATTCTGACGCTTTAGTTGAGGCTCAGGAGTTATTAACTTCTGCCAAAATTAAAATGGAGCGTGTAAATAATTTCAAGCCCGCTTTACAAAAAGAAGAAACTGAGGTAAAAATCGCACCTAGGGAAGTCCCTCGTCAACCGCAAGCAGACCCTAAAGCTGCTAGATGGCAAAGCGAGAATTCTTGGTTCGGTAGCGATGATGAGATGACCAGCTTTGCTCTGGGCTTACATACTAAGCTCATTAAGAATGGAATCGATCCTAACTCCGACGAATATTACACGCGACTTAATTCGCGAATTCGCCAAGTGTTTCCAGAGAACTTCGGTCTGGACAGCAACGAACCGGAAACTCAGCAGAGTCAATCCGCTCCTCGTCAAAAATCGAATGTCGTCGCACCTGCGACACGGAGCACCTCATCTTCCAAGATCCGGCTCACTCCATTTCAGGTAACGATGGCTAAAAAGTTCGGTGTATCCCACGAACTAATGGCTCAAAAAATTGCAGAATTAAGAAAAGGTGAATGATATGTCTGAAACTCAAACTCGTGCTAAACGTGAAACTGAAAGTCGTGAAGCTTATGCGCGTCCAAAACAATGGATGCCGCCCCAGCTTTTGCCCGATCCTCATCCTGAACCGGGCTATGCTTTCCGTTGGATCCGTGTAAGCACCTTGAATAAAGCAGATGCAACAAACATCTCTCAAAAACTGCGTGAAGGATGGGAACCCGTCAAAGCTTCCGATCACCCTGAAATTCGTTTGTTTGGTTCAACTAATGCACAGTTTCCAGACAGCGTAGAGGTAGGTGGATTGTTACTTTGTAAAACCCCGGTAGAGTTTACTGAGCAGCGTGATGCGTACTATCGACAACAGTCGGAAGCGCAAATGCAAGCGGTAGACAATACTTACATGCGAGAAAACGACCCACGGATGCCTATGTTCAAAGAACGTAAGTCCACGGTCACTTTCGGAAAAGGTATTTAACTTTTGGAGTCTATAGATGGCATACCCTACCATTGATAAGACGTATGGTTTCAAGCCAGTCAATCGACTGGATGGTCTACCCTACGCCGGAGCGATCCGTCAAATCCCAATCGCGCCTTCCTACGCAACAGCAATCCTGAACGGTGACACCGTTAAGGTTGACACTAACGGCTACATTGTCGCCGCTAGTACAACTGACTCAGGTAACATTGTTGGCGTGTTGGTTGGATGTTCTTACATCAATTCGTTGAGTCAACCTACGTTTGCACAAGCTTACCCAGCTTCTACGTCAACTTCTACAAACATGGCTTTTGCCTTTGTTGTGGATGATCCTAGTGCTGTGTTCAAGGTCTGCGCTACTGTTGCTAGTTCCACCACTCCTACAGCTTACAGCCGTAGTATTGTTGGTTCTAATGTGGCTTTGGTTGCTAACGTTGGTTCCACCACCACAGGTGACTCGTACTATGGTATTGACGGTTCTTCCGCCAACACCACTAATACGCTTCCCGTTCGTGTTGTTGACGTTGTGCCCGATACTGCGACTGG